TGGGGCCGCAACTTGCAATCCTGGCTGATCGAACATGTGGTGATTGATGGCGACACCGCCAGCCCTGAAGTCTGGACGCAATTGTCGGAATTCCTCGCCACCACATGGCCGCATGTGGATGGTGCCCGCATGGCACTGGCGCGCATGGCGATTGACACCGGTGACGGGGTCACCACCGCCATGGTTTATGCCTGGGTGCGCGCCGCCGGTCGGGGTCAGGTGATTGCCATCAAGGGCGTGGGCGGGTTTGACCGCTCGACGCCGGTGGACGGGCCAACCTATGTGGAAACCACCGAGGGCGGGCGCAAGCTCAAACGCGGCGTGCAGCTGTGGAAAGTGGCGGGCGCGGTGTTCAAATCCGAGCTTTATCGCCTGCTGCGCCTGAACCCGCCCACGGATGATGATTTGGCGGATGACGATCTGGCGGAAGATGACAAATGGCCCGCCGGATATATCCACATCCCGAAAGGCACGCCCGCCGAGTGGTTCCGGCAGCTAACGGCCGAGCACCTGATGGTGACCAAAACCCGTCAGGGCTTTCAAAAGCTTGAATGGCAGCAGATGCGCGAGCGCAACGAGGCGCTGGATTGTCGGGTCTATGCCCGCGCCGCCGCGTGGCTGATGGGGATTGATCGCTGGGACGAGCGGCGCTGGGAGCAGCTGGAAGAACAATTGCGGCCGGGAAAGATCGAGGCAGCACCTGCAGGCGTGCCGAACCGGCCGGTGCAACAACAGATAAAGCGCCGCCCCTCCGACTGGATGGGAACGCGCAGAGGGAAATGGTTCTGAGATATGGCTTATACGCAAACCGAGCTGGATGCATTGAAGGCGGCCTTTGCCGCAGGTGTGTTGCGCCTGACCTATGACGGCAAATCGGTGGAATACGGCAGTGCGGAAGACATGCTGCGGCGGATTTCCGTGATCGAGGGCGAAATCGCCAAGGCAGGCGGCAGGCCCCTGCCGGTCGCGGGTTTCGCCACATCGCGCAGGGCACGCTGATGAAACCCGCCCCGCCAAATGTCCGCTGGGGGCTGCTGGATGCGGTGATTTCAGGCATCGCACCCCGCGCGGCCTCGCGGCGTTATGCGGCCCGCGTTGCCATTGCCAATATGCGCCGTGGGTATGACGGGGCCACGCGCGGGCGGGCCACCGATGGCTGGGTGGCGGGTGGCACCTCGGCGGATACCGAGATTGCCGTAGCCGGTCCCCTGTTGCGGGCACGCATGCGCGATCTGGTGCGCAACAACGCCATCGCCGCGCAGGCGGTGCAGGTGCTGGTTAACAACATCGTCGGTTCCGGCATTATCCCGCGCGCCAATACCGGCGATGCGGGGTTGGACAAGACCGTCGATCAGCTCTGGCAGCGCTGGGCGGCCAGCTGCGATGCCCACGGGCACACAACGTTTCAGGGGCTGTTGAGCCTTGCCGTGCGCGAAATGATCGAGGGTGGCGATGTGTTTGCCTTGAAACGCCCGCAGCGTAAAAACGTGGCCGGAGGGGTTCCGCTGCGTATTGAATTACGCGAGGCCGATCATCTCGACGAGGCCCGCATCAACCGGCTGCGTGACGGCTCCGGCATCCGTCAGGGCATCGAATACGACAAAACCGGCAAGCGCGTCGCCTACTGGATGCACCCCCACCACCCGGGCGACAGCCTTGTCAGCGCGCAAACTTCACCGGTGCGCCTGCATGCTGACATGGTTGCGCATCTGTTCGAGCGCCAGCGGGTGCAAAACCGTGGCGTGCCCTGGGGTACACCGGCGATGCGCGCCATTCGCGATGTGGATGACTGGCAAAACGCCGAGCTAGTGCGCAAGAAAACCGAGGCCTGCCTTGTCGGCATTGTATTCGGGGCCGAGGAGGACCAGATGTCGATCGCCCCCACGGTGCAGGATGCGGACGGCAACCGCGTGGAGCAGTTCGAGCCGGGGCTGATCGCCTATGCGCGGGGCGGCAAGGACATCAAGTTCAACCAGCCCGCCAGCACCGCCGGTGTTTATGAATGGCACCGCGTGCAGCTGCATATCATCGCCGCCGGTTTCCGCGTGCCCTATGCGCTGATGACCGGCGATTTAAGCCAGACGAACTTTGCCTCCTCGCGCGTTGGTTTGAATGAATTCCGCCGCATGGTGGCGCAAATCCAGCACCAGACAATTATTCCGATGTTTTGCCAACCGATCTGGCGCTGGTTCATTGAAATGGCGCAGGTGGCGGGCCTGCTGCCGATGGATGCCCATATTCCGGCCCAATGGACGCCGCCGCGGTTTGAAAGCGTGAACCCGTTGCAGGATGCGCAGGCCGACATGCTCGAGGTACGGGCCGGATTTTCCAGCCTGCCGCAGCAGATCGCGCGGCGCGGGCTGGACCCCGAAACCCTGATTGCCGACTGGGCCGCCTTTGCCGACAAGACCGACGCGTTGAACCTTGTCTTTGACAGTGATCCGCGCCTCGTCAGCAAGGCGGGCCTTGCCCAGACCACGGACCCGAGCCAGCCAACCCAGCCGCCGGATCAGGGTAATACCTGAAGGAGAGAAACATGCCCCAAACCACCATAGAGCTTCCGGCCCTGAGCCGGGAGGCGCATCTGCGCGCCGAAACCGTGGACGAGGCTGCGCGCACCGTCGAGATCGTCTGGACCAGCGGAGCCACCGTGCGCCGCAACCGGCTGTTTCAGGATGCAATCGACGAAGAACTATCAGTCGATCCCGATGCCGTGCGCCTGGAGCGCCTGAACGCGGGCGCGCCGTTTTTGAACACCCACCGCGCCGGATCGCTGGAATCCGTGCTCGGCGTGGTCGAGGCCGGATCAGCCCGCATCGAAAACGGCCTCGGCACCGCCACCATCCGCTTTTCCGAACGCGCCGAGGTGAAGCCGGTGTTTCGCGATATCGCCGCCGGCATCATCCGCAATGTCTCGGTGGGCTACCGCGTGCATCGCTACGACATCGAAAAACGCGACGGCGCGCCCGAACTCTGGCGCGCCGTTGACTGGGAGCCGCTGGAAATCTCCGCCGTCCCCATCGGGGCCGATCCGGGCGCGCAGGTGCGCAGCGATGACCAAACCGAGGCCCGCAGCCCCTGCATTCTGACGCGGCAGGAAAACTCCCCCGTCAAAACCGAAAACACGAAAGGAAACGATATGCCCAAGAGCAAAAAAGCGGGTGGTGATACCACCGAGGCCCGCAGTGAAGAAACTGTGGTGCAGACCCGCACCACCGGCACCACAGTGCAAACCCCTGCGCCCGAAGCCGACACACGGCCCGATCCGGACGCCATCCGCAGCGAGGAACGCCAGCGCGCCTCCGACATCATGACCCTGTGCCGCCGCCATGATCTGGACGGGCTGGCGGCCGATCTGATCGGGCGCGGTGTCAGTCTCGATGCCGCCCGCGCCGAAATCCTCGACAAGATCGCCGATGCCGACCCTTTGCAAGGCCGCGTGCATGAACCGGCCCCCGCAACAGCGCGCGGCAATGGCGATGCCGACACCGCCTATCGCGAGGCCGTCGCCGGTGCCTTGCTGCATCGTCATAACCCCGCCTCGCATAAGCTAACCTCCGACGGGCGCGATTTTCGCGGCATGTCCCTGATCGAGCTGGCCCGCCACGCCTTGGAACGCCACGGCCATTCGACCCGTGGCATGTCGCGCCTCGAATTGGCGGGTGAAGCGCTGGGCACCCGCGCTGCCGGTGCCATGTCCACTTCGGACTTCCCGATTATCCTTGCCAATGTCGCCAACAAAACCCTGCGCCAGGCCTACGCCAGCAGCCCGCGCACCTTCGCCAGCTGGGCGCGCCGCGCCACCATCACCGATTTCAAACCGGTCAGCCGCACGCAAATCGCCGGTGCGCCGGATCTGGAAAAGGTGCTGGAAAGTGGTGAGTTCAAATACGGCTCCATCGGCGAAGGCAAGGAAACCTACGCGCTGGCCACCTACGGGCGGATCGTGGCGATCACCCGTCAGGTGCTGATCAATGACGATCTCGATGCCTTCACCCGCATCCCTTCGGCCTTTGGCGCGGCGGCCGCCGATCTGGAAAGCGATATTGTTTACGCGATCCTGACGCAGAACCCGACCATGGCCGACAACAAGGCGCTGTTTCACGCCAGCCACGGCAACCTCGGCACCGCCGCCGGCGTAACCGAAACCGCGCTCGGCGAGGCCTATCGCAAGTTCGGCTCGCAAAAAGGCCTCGAGGGCCGCCTGATCTCTATCCTGCCGAGCTATATCATCACACCGCCCGGGGCGCGCGCCATTGAAGCCCGCAAGCAGATGACCCAGACCACCCCCTCTGCCACGGCCGACGTCAACACATTCGCGGGGCGGTTGCAGGTGATCGAGGAGCCGCGCCTTATTCCCTCGACCGGCAACGATCCGTGGTTTCTGGCGGCCGATCCTTCGCGGGTGGATACCATTGAATACGCCTATCTCGACGGTCAGGAAGGCGTCTACACCGAAACCCGCTCGGGCTTCGAGGTTGACGGTATCGAGATCAAGGCGCGGCATGATTTTGCCGCCAAGGCCATCGACTGGCGCGGCCTGTTCAAAAACGCCGGTGTGTAATCAACCCTTCTGACGGAGAACCCCCATGAAAAACTACATCTCCACAGGCGACCGCCTGTCCTTCACCTCCGGTGCCGTCATCGCTTCGGGCGACGCGGTGCAGCTAGGCGCGCTGTTCGGCGTGGCCACCGGTGACATTGCCAACGGTGCGGAAGGCACCATCAAGCT